CCAGTTGTAGTCTGCATCTGTACTGTTTGAATCTCCAAACCATGCAACTCGCTCCATATCACGACGAGCCGCAATACTTAACTGAGTATAAATGAGATCAAGCAACTGTCGCTGAATCTGTTTGTTACCCATTGTAGAGTATAAAGGAGCAAGGTAGTCATAGTGAGTGTTCACTAACTCCTCATAACACCACTCCAAACCACCTTGAGCATATTTGACCTCAATAGTGCGCTCAGATAAGCTGAACTTACCAGGATACTGAGGATTGCAATGCTGTGCTTTGCGAGTGATTTTATCAAGCTGTTCCATCAACCCAATGTTCATCTTACCTGCGTGCAAGTTAGAGATGATGCGAAAAGTATTAAGCAGGCCCTCATCTGTGATAGTAGGCTGCAAAAATATATCAATTGTCTGCTGTTTGTTTAAGTCTAAATTTAGACTAATATTTGTAACTGACATAAATAGTTTATTTTAAAATGAGGCAGGCCCTCCCAGCCTGCCCTCAAAAATGTTCAAAAAATGATTAAACCACAACAACAACCACCTCAGCAAAAGAGCCTTTGGCCTGTCCCTCTGTTGTAATTTCGACTTTATAAGTGTATGATCCTGGAGCAAGCGTTCCAGCATCAACAAAAGTATCAGAACCATCAGCACCAAGAGTCCCAGTTCCTGCACTCACCCCATCTGCAAAGACTTCATAATCAAGACCTGCTGCTGAGATAGCAAGGATATTGACATCAACTTGATCTGGCCCAACAGAGTAGGCTGCATCAACATCAATCTGAATGCCTGACTCTGTAGTGTTCAAGAACTCAGCAGTATCAACAGTGATGCCTGCTGTAAAGCTTCCAACATCAACTAAAACCTCATAAGATAATGTCCTGTTGTTATCATCTAAGGTCACACCTGCTTTCTCACGGTAGATTATACCAATAGCAAAAGGCAAGTTATTGTTGTAGTACTGAGAGAGTGCAGAAGTATCAAGAGTCTCTGCTCCTGTAGGCCCTACATAGTCCAAAATGGCTTGCTCTCCTTTTGCGTTTGATACTACAAAGTTCAAGATCTCAAACTGGTCAAAGTTGCCACTGGTCAGCTCAAAATCAACTGATGCCCCACCTGCTGCAACAACTGCTGTAAATGTTGGGAATAGTTCTGCATGGAATCCACTAGGATCAAGTCCACGCAATTGCAAAGCTCCAGAGAACTGTTTAACACCAGGGTTAACTCTTCTTTTCTGCTGCTGCTTTTGATTTACAAGAATATTCATTTTACAATGTGTTTTATTTTCAAAAAATAGTTTTCAACTTACTTACCAAAGTAAGAGCCCAAACCTGTGACAATGGCATTGCCAAAGCCTTCGTGATTGTTGGTTAAGTTATCGAGAGCCTTGTCTCTGTTGGTTTTTGCTGCATCTTCTTTGCGGCCTTTGATCGCTTGAGTCTTAGACTTATAAGCTTGAGCCTTCATTCGTGCAAGCTCTTCTTTTAAAGCTTTTACCTCATCCACTGTGTTTGTCTGCTCAACTACTGCAATGGCTTTGGCTTCTTCCTCTTTCTCTTTCATGCCCATAGACTCAGCAAGAGCCAAGATGTCCTCTTTGGTCATGTCTTCCATCTCTTTCTCTTTCTCCTCAACCTCAACAAGCTCAAAGCCCATATCCTCAGCCATTTTAAGGAGCTCTTCCTTAGACATATTTTCTTTTTTCATTTCTTCTGTTTTGTTTTCAATAATAGAATCTTCTTTTTTGTCATCATCCTCATACATGGCCTCTGCTTCTGCTTTTTGGCCTGTAAAAAATGCTTTCATGTGATTCATGAACTTAGATAAAAAGCTCTTTGACTCCTCAGCCTCAACTGGGAGCTCTGTATCATTTTGCATATCAAACTTATTTATATAGTTTGTAAATTGAGCAGGAGTGTTTTTGTAGTTCTTAGCCATTGCAGCAAAGCTGCGAGCTGTCTGCTCAGTCATATAGTCTCCTTCTGCAATACCATCAGCAAGACCAACAACAACAGCCTCTTGAGCACTAAACCACTTCTCTTCTGCCATCCATGCTCTTACTTGCTCGGCTGTCTCTTCTCGGCTGCCATTGATGAGCTTATCATTAGACTCAATTAAGTCCACATAATTTGACACAATGCGGCTGTCCATAGTATCAAGGATCTTTGCCTCACTTCTTAGATCGTCAGCAGTTCCACCAATTCCGCTTGATGGTTTGTGAATCATAAAAAACGCATTATTAGTAAGCTTGCGCTTGCCTTTTGTCCCTGCTGCAAAAATCATAGTTGCAATACTGCCCACTATCCCAGTCCCAATGATCTCAACCTCTGCACCATGAGCCGCTAACATATCAGCCATAGCAAAGCCCTCGATCACAGAGCCGCCTGGACTCTTCAGGATAAGCTTAAGGTCTTCCCCCTTGCCAATGTTCGCCTTAATATCTTCCATGCTCATCATCTCCTCCCCAGTCCAAGGATCAACCCCTTGTCCAACTGGTTTGTCTAGATATAGCTCTGTTTTATTCTCTCTTTGTTTTTCCACTTGTTCTACTTTATTAATGGCCCAGTTGACTCCCTCAGTGCCTCCCCAGGCATCCCACATAATACGTCCACAGTTGGCCTGCCCATCAGCATCCTCATAAGGATCATCTTTATACTGCTTGAATCGCTGAAAATTAGCCATTCTTTTGACTGTATCAAAGCTAATATCTTTGCGATCAGCTAACTGCCTAGCACGAACCCAGCCCACTTGAGTGCCACATCCGCCCTTATCATCATTCTCCTCCTTGTAGTCAATAGCCCTCTGAGCGTTTGCGCTTGCGGCTTTTGGGTAGTCGTTGAAAGTCTCTGCCATATTAAGAATATATACTACAATAATACACCCGAAAAGGGCTAAACTACTGCAAAGGTCTGCACAAAATCACACATTAAAGCGCCTTTTGTGGACTAGATCCCACATAGTCCTGACAGATACATCATATTTAGCAGATAATTGATGAATCAATGAGGCTCTGCTCTGGTCATTATACTGCTCAAAGAACTCTTTGACAGCTAGATACTGCTTGAGCCTCTTATCTTCCAACAAATTAGACTCGATCAGATAAGATGCAATGTTTTCAATAGTCAAGTACTTCCCATTCATTGCATCACATAGCGCCTCAGTTAATTCCTTTTTAATTTTCTCCTTTTCCATCTTCTAAATTTAGTCCGTATTTTTCATAAGTTTGTGCTGCTAAAAATAATCTATGTTTGACTTGCTGCATACAATATCCACAAGTCTGTGTTCCACTCCATCCCCTTGCTAAATAGGTAGTGTATAGCTGAAAAAGATAGTTTGTATTTTCATGGCCCTTGATGAGCCTCATGGTCTTTCTAAACCAAGGCAACATTGATACAAGTTGCTCCCTGTGCTCCAAAGGGATCAAATAGAATTTTTCCTCCAAGTCATTCATTAGTCTAAAATTGTGCGTTTTTTAATTCGCTCTTGATTCTCTCTATCCTCATCTAAATCATCAGTGACTAGGATAACCTCTTGAGCATTTATGATACCAGCCAAAGTCCCTGCAAGCGCTTGCACAGAGTCAGCTTGGACTGTGTTTATATTTGTAATTGTAGGAGTAGGCGAAACGCCCCCAATAAATCCACCCTCTGCAAATCTCTTGGAATTTATCCGATTAAGCAAGGGCAAATTCTTTGCAGTCGCTTTTTTATTTACAATAAACTCGCCACCTTCAGCCTCAAAGCCTACCTGTCCACCTACAGCGAATTTAACACCACCTTGACTATGAGAAGGCCCTTGGATGACTCCACCATCTTGGAACTTCTTAGATGCAATAGCTGCTGTATTTGCTGCGCTCAATGCACCTACTGCAATGACACTAGGCAAATTTAAGGGGAAGCCTGGAGGAGCTGCTGCTGCTCTAGTTACTGCCAATAGCCCTTGGATAAGTGACTCAGTCACTGCAATCTGCTTGTCTCTCCTTGCTGATCTTTGTGCTAGGTCTTCTTTTTGTTTTTCAAGCTGTTTTTGTTGGTTGATCTCATTAGATGCCTGCTGTTTTAAAAACTTCTTGCGTAAGCCAGTTGCATTCTCTGCCTCTGCCTCCAGTTGTGCCTGTCTGTCCTGCGATCTTTGCAGCGACTTCTCAAGCTGT